CCGCTTGGCGAAGCATTGTCTCTGCTTGCTGTAGCGCGAGCTGAGCACGGCCCTTAGACTGATTTAGTAAGACGCCTTCACCTTCGTGCAGTATTTGCTGAAGGTTTTGATTTTCACTTGTTAGTTGCTGGGCAACACGAATGGCCTCTTCGCGCATTCTTTCGGCATCTTCTCGACGCCGACGCTCTTCATGCTGTTCATAGCGTAATTTGTTAATACGCTTTTTGACCTTTTCGCTGTAGCCCTGTAGCTCATCGTCATCATCTGACGCCGCTTTTGTTTTAGACGCTGGTCGCTGATCTTCCGGTGGCCGGTCATCCACGACCTCAAGATCCATCTCACTGGGCTGTTCGCCCTTCACAAAGGTGGTCTTGACGCCAAAAAACTTGTCCTCAGACGACATTGTGTCATCTGGCCCTGTCTCTACCTGTTCTTCGCTCATACCTTTTCAACTCCCCGAGGATCTTCAACAATTGCTTCAACACTGTCGTCGTTTATCAAACGAAACTCTTTACCGTGTATCTTGAATCTAGTGCCGCTGTAGGAGCGCATTAAGACCCAATCTCCCTCACTGCAGTAAGGGCCGCTTGGAAACTTCTTGTCATCCTTGTAGGCATCTGGACCCATCTTCAAAACAAACCCACAGATAGAGCCGATCTCTTCGATCTCCATCGTCTGCTTGGCTTTGATAATGCCGCCCTCCGTGACTTCGTCAGGCTCTGGCAATGCGATAAGTAGTTTGTATCCCTTGGGGTCTGGGAGCTGACTGGCCGTCTTTGGCTCATCTGTCATTTTTCACGTCCATGCACCGAATAGTGGCGTTCGGAGTCGCCTAGCACCGCTTCCTGCGGCGAAACTATTCCCGATCAATCCTTGCGTTAAGATCGAGCAATTCACGCTCAGCGTATGCCAAGCCCTCAATAATCCCTGCACACTTACTGTATTCGCTCATATCCTTGCATGCGCCTGTCGCCATATGATCAGTGACTTCATTCATATGACTACGAATAACAGCCTGTAGTGCTCCTAACATGTTATTAGTAGCATGTTCACTCATCGCCTATCAAGTCTCTTACAAGATTAAATCCGGCTTTAAAACCTTCAATCTCTTCTCGGGATTGAATGTTATCTTTATTAGTATCGATCTTTGACGTTAATTTTGCGGCTTCGATTCTTTCTTGCTGTTGTAGCTTTTCCAGATCAACCATGTTTTTGCCTTGAGCTTTTTGCAAATCAGCTTGAATCTTTGCCATATCTGTTTGGGCTTTAGCCTGCGCGGCCATCTCTTTCAGTTGCAGTTCTTTTTGTTGCATCTGAATAACAGGATCTTGCTGTTGCTTTGCATTTTGCTCGGCTTGCGCCTGTTGCTGTGCCTTTCCAGTAACTTGGGCGGCGGCAGGGGCGACCAGTTGTGATATGCGATATTCAATGTCTTCTGGCATTGGTTGATCTGGCGGAGGTAGCTTGACGCCCAGCTCCTTCTCGATCTTCTGCCTATAGGCAAATGCCACATGCTGTGCAATATGTGACGCCATCGCCGCCTGAGCTGTCTTGGCAGTCGGGCTTTTTGACATCAACTGCATGATTTCTGGGTTCTCTGTCATCGACATGTGAACCTGAATGTGCGCCTCGTGATCCTGATATATAAACGCCTTCACGGGCTCCCCGTT